GGGTGAATCGGGTCCAATTCTCAAGGAGCCTTTTTAGATAAAAAATTAAAACTTGTTTAAAACACATGACGACCGTCAAGGCATTTGATGATATGATGGGTCAGTTCCTCGGTGAACTCGCACAGGCCTTCCCCGACGAGCCCCCAAAAACAGGTGTGGAATGCAAGACGTTCATGAAGCAGATTGCTCCGTGGGTCCCCCAGATGACGGCTCGTGAAGACGCGTTCTTTTGCGAGGAGAATGAGTTCGCCAAGAACCTGAACCTTCACGTGATTTGGAAGCGTGAGGACTGTTCAGTAAACACGAAGCAGGCCATCTGGCAGTACTTTCAGTCGCTCTATATGATTGGCACGACGCTCAGCATGTTTCCTCCAGAGACACTAAGTGCAATTGAGGCGGCCGCTGAGAACTGTGCCAAGAATATGAAGATGAATCCCAACGGCCAGCTTGACGAGAAGGCGCTCATGGCGGGCGTGAACAGTATGCTCAGTCAGATGATGAGCGGAGGTGACAACCCATTCGCTGCTCTCATGGGCGCCGCGCCACCTCCCCGGCCAAAGCAGCGTGCTCAGCCCCGTCCAGGTTCCCGTAAGAAGTCCCACAAGTAAATTATCTCCATAAATATAAGAATGGATCCCAAAGATGTTTTCAAGTCCAGCGATCTCCTGAAATTTTGGCCAACGGCGACTCAGTCGGCGGATGAACGCGTTTCGGCGACGACCCGCTTCATTCTTTATGCAGCATGCGTCGTGTATATCATTAATCGCGATGCGCGTATTTTTGCACTTGGTGCTCTGGCCCTCGCGATTCTGTACTACATGTGGAACACAAACATGATAAAGGATGGCAAGTTGCGTACGACCATTGGCGACGCGCGTCTTGCGTCCGTTTTCCGCCCAGATGTGACGCTTCCGACCGTTGAGAATTCCATGGGGAATGTGCTTCTGAGCGACTACGTTGACAATCCAGACCGTCCTGCAGCGGCGTGGTACCCCAGCATGCGCGCACAGGTTCAATCTGTCTGGAGCCAAATTCACCCGTTTGAGCGTCAGCGCGACGCCGAGCGCAACTTCTACACCATGCCTTCATCCACAATTCCAAATGATCAAACTGGATTTGCGCAAGCGGCATACGGCAAGCCGTTCGCCGCCAAGTGTCACGATCAGGGCGGGGCGGCTTGCGACCCAGATCGCTTCTACTCCGCATTCCCAGAGCGTCCTCAAATGCGGGCAGGAAACGGCCACTAAAATTAAATATGAGGATACAGTAATAATGCCAACGCTGGACTTTAGCCCAGTGAATCTGGAGAAGGGTGTGTGGTACGGTCCAGCACAGGTGGTCCTGGAGGACAAGACGATGGTGGAGAGCAGCCTTCGCGAGGAGCCCACCACGGCGTGGAAGAAGGGGTGGTCTGAGCAGACGTACGACTTTCCCAACACCTATGTGACGCTTCCTCTCCGTGTTATAGATTGGAACCCCATCAGCACGTTTGTTGATGATCAGAACAGCCGTTTTGTGCAGCGTTATATGAGCAAGCCTGCAAATACATGGAATCGCTAAAAAAAGATATATCATAAGTAATAATGGATCCCTTGGCCCTCGCGGCCGTTGTTGGTCTTGTGTTTGCCGGGAAGAAGTTGGCCGATGATGATCAGCCAAAAACCCCCGCACCGGCAACCACGAAACCCGTTGCTCCTCTGACCCGTCGTCAGATTGATATGATGGTGGAGCCAGCCGAGCACTCCGCAGACTATTTTGATTTGAAAAATACCAACCCCGAACTTGGACGGCGAATTGGTGATTGGCGTCTTCGTCCCAAGGAGGCGGTACCAAACCTCCAGGACATCACCCCCACAAACAGCCGTTTTCCGTACGGACAGCCCGTGTATGACCTATATAACCGCGAGTACGTGACGAACAAGCAAAACAACGTGTCTCCCCTTGAGCAGCCCATGAGAATCGGCCCCGGTCTCGGTTTGGGACCCGACGTGCTTGCTGCAGGAGGATTCCACGATTACTTTCGCGCCTTACCGACCAACATTAACGAGGAGCGCCTCACGACGCTTGAGGGCCGAATGGGACCCCGCAATCCCTTCGTCAAGAATGGCGGAGCCGCATATATCGGCGATATTACACACGAAGCTGCCCAGACCAAGACTGCGTACCGCGATCCGGGGGCGTATGGCGGTGGAGGCGCTCAGAGCGCTCTTGTGGCGCCCGAGGGGCGGCCCAACTTCCTCAAGACGAAGAAGATGACGATTCGTTCCGAGACGGGCCTGCGCTCAGACACACTTTCCGACGGCCCTCCACAGTACAACGTGTACCAGCCATACGCAGTGGGTACAGAGTCTTATACCGACAAGCGCCTCACTCGTTCAAGTGGCTACCGTGCAAAGACGGATCGTGCAGGCAACGCCGCTCGCATGAACGTTCGCGAGGATCCAATCAACCAGGTGGGTGCGGGAACCCAGTACCGCGCCGAGTCCAAGCCTGTTCAGCCAGGTCCTATGGGCATCACCGGCTCCAACCAGGGTCGTGGCGTTTTGCCTCCAGAATTTGATGATCCTCTCAACGAGTTCAAGGCGCAGCCCAATCCCCGTGCCCAGACCGACTTTTTGGACATTGCAATTCAGCAACTGGAAAAGAACCCCCTGGCATATTCTCTGGCCACGCCAAAGAAACCCGATCCGGCGATGGAGACCTTGCCTTTTGTCACGGTTTCTTGATTGTAAAAAAATGTAAAGTAATTGTAAAATGAGCGGTGGTGTTGTCCAGCTCGTCGCCGTCGGACCTCAGGACGCTTGGCTGACCGGCAAGCCCGAGGTTTCTTTCTACCGGTCAAACTACAAGCGTTATACCCACTACGCCAACTCCGTGGAGCGCCAGGTGATCCAGGGTACTCCAATTGCTGGTGGCATTTCCACGGTTCGCTTTGAGAAGAAGGGTGACCTGCTGAGCTACGTGTTCCTGACCGCCCGCGACTCTACTGGCACAATGATTGTGAATCCCGACTGGACGCGCATCATTGACAAGGTGGAGCTACTGATCGGCGGTCAGATTGTGGACACCCAGGACATTGAGTACATGACCGACATTGAGCCCGTCACCGGTGCCCAGAACTACTCTCAGCGTTACCTGAATCTGAACAGCACGACGTTCAACAACCAGAAGAACTCTTTCCTGCCCCTGAAGTTCTTCTTCTGCAAGGACTGGTCGGTGTGCCTGCCCCTGATTGGCCTGCAGTTCCACGATGTGGAGGTGCGCATCACATGGTCTACGTACCTGAACCAGAACATCACCATCGGCAACACGACCACCCCCGTGCTGTCAGCCTACCCCCAGGCCACCGCCAACTTGACGTCCGATGTGGTGCTGTCTTCTAACGTGGCCAACGTGCTGATTGCCCAGACGACGGGCTCCCTGTTCCCAGGCATGCTCGTGGCAGCGGCGACCAGCAACCTGCAGGCTAACGTGGCTGTGATCCAGTCGTTCTCCAACGCCTTCGCACCAGTGTCTGGTCAGGGCTACTTCTCTAACGTGGTGATTTCCTTCGCCAACGCCGCCGCAAGCAACATCTCTTCCCAGTTCGGTCTGCAGCAGACGGCGAACCTGTACGCCCCCGTGGCCACGACCCAGATTCCTCTGGGGACGGCGGGTGGCGCTGCGGCGGTGACCAGCAACGTCATAAACATTGGCCAGATTGTGAGCCCAACGTCCGCCGGTGGCATTACCATCGGTCAGTACGTGGCCGGTCTGCCCTTCACGGGCCCCGTGTACGTGTCCAACGTGAACAGCGCGACGCAGATTACCGTCGCCTTCCCGTCCCAGATCGTGGCGCCAATCCCAGCCGGTCTGACCATTTCCTTCTTCACCGGCACCGCCCAGACTGCCACGCCATACAGCGCGCTCCAGTTCCAGTGCTACTCCAACTTCGTGTACCTGGATCAGGGTGAGCGCGATTGGTTCGCCAAGACGCCTCAGGATCTGCTGGTGACCCAGGTGCAGCGCGTGGTGCTCGGCAACAACCCCGTCCAGGAGTTGGCGCTGGCCCAGCCCGTGAAGTTCCTGGCCTT